TGCATTCGGCATAAGCCGCGTCGCGCACCTTCTTGAACTCGGCATAAGCCGCGTCGCGCACCTTCTTGAACTCGGCATAAGCCGGGGCGGCCTTTGATAGCGCACGCTCCACCATCGCCTTGATGGCGTCCGTGTTTTCCTCGGCCCAACCCGGAAGGCTTTCCCGCTCGTCAAAGCGGAAACTATCAATCGTCCAGTTCGGACACTCGATCCGCACAAAACGGCGGTTGAATTGTTCCTCGTTGTCTTTCCAACCCAGCGCCTCCAGTATATCGCTGTGGCTCATGTCGCCGTCGCTGTCGGGCATAGTGAAGTAGCCCTTGATCTCACTTGATACGATCATTCCAAAACCGTTGCACATAAAACCCATCCTCCGTCAAAAAATGTCTTGCAAATGGCCGGGCTTTGAGCGTGATCTCCACCCGGCGCGTGTTTGTCGTGCATCCGTTCATAACGGCTTTTGCTCCACCCCACAACCGGCGATCATCTAACCCTGTAACGTTCAATCGTCCATCCCTTATTCGTTATGCGGGAGAGTGGCGGCACACTCGTTGATTAGCGCCCCGGCGTGGTGTTGGCTATTCGGTTGTAAAGGTTCGTAATTGGGCGGGCCGGAGTTGCACCGGCGTTCTGTTCGCCCGTTATCGTGCTATGTTCCTGAGTTCTTCCCGCGCCTGGTGCGCTTCTCATGAACGCGACACGAAGTCCACCACTAAAACTCAATCTCCAGTCCATCGGCCATCGCCTGACAGACCGGGCATTTGATCGGGTCGAGTTCGTGGCAGGTGCAGGTGCTGTCGGCGAGTTGATGAGCTTCTTCAAGCTCAATCTGGCGGGCGATTTTCAGGTATTGCTGATGGGGGGTGAGGGGCATAATCTCGCGCAAGAAGTCGGTCAGTTGATTGGCGTCAACCAGTTTTGCCAGCTTCGGTTGGGCGTCGGTGATAACCCACAATTTCCAGTACAGGTGATCGTTTGCGTCGTGGGCCATGTTGGGCGTCGTGGACATCGGCTGAAAATACTTGGTGTCGGGCAGGTTGCGGCGAAAGCCGTGGGAGTGGTAGACGTTCATCAGTTGGCCTCAGTGGTGGTAACGGCGGCGGCGATATCGGCGGCGATTAGATCGCGGATGTATTCGCCTAAGCTCTTGCGCAGTTGGTAAGCGCGTTCGTCAGCGGCAGCCTTCAGGGAAGGCTCGGCCTTGATGTAGATAGGGGAGGTCTTTTTCTCAGGTGTCTGTTCCATGTGGTCCTCAAAACTAAGGAGATGTTTTATAACTATAGATAGATTATATAACTATAGTTATGAAAAGTCAATAAGCAATATACAATCAATATTTAGATTGCTATAATTGGGATTGTGGAATTTTCAGACTGGATAACAGAGAAATTTGTAGAGTGGCGTGGGGGCAGGGTAGGGCAATCGGCCAGTGTTGCCGAATTTGCCAAATTGTTTGGCGCGTCACAACCGCTTGTATCAGGATGGATGAAAGCGGGTGGAAAGGTTCCCAGGGCGAAGAAATATATCAACGCCCTGGCCGCTGTCTATGGGGATGAGGCTTACGAAGTTTTGGGGCTATCTAAACGGGGCGGGGAAGCCTTATCAATTGATCAACTTTCGGAAGATGAGCGGGCCGGTTTAGAGGCGTTTTTGCGCTGAACATGTGGCGCAATGGCGTTGACATCCTGGCGCTGTCCAGGCTGATGGGTCATACAGACATCGCCACGACAAAGCGCTATATTGCCGATTTCGACAGCGACTTGAGAGAAGCGCACGCTAAAGGCAGCCCGGTAGATAACGCAGGGTTGTAATCGCTTCCAAGCAAATTGAAAATGGTTATCAATGTCGTATAATGATAGGGAACACGATATTTATCGTGTTCCATACAACGCTATTAGCTGGTGATCCATGAATGAATTTTGGTCAGCGCTTCTTCAAAATCTCCTGATGGCCTTTGCGCCCGTTATCGCGTCACTCCTCGCCGCGTGGTTGATTGCTCAGATCAAATTGATTTGGGCGAAAGCTAAGGCCGCCCGGCCTGATGTCATTGATACGCTGGAATGGGCAGCCAGAACAGCGGTTGCCGCTGCTGAACAGGCCGGGGCCGCGCAGTTGATCGATGATAAAAAAGAATACGCAATGGCCGTTGCCGATGCGTGGTTGCGGGCCAAAGGGCTTGACCTGGACCTGGACATGATATCGGCGGCGGTCGAGGCGGCGGTGTGGCAGGAGATCAACCGCGACAAGGACAAGCCGGGTTCAAGGCGCTTGATGGGTTTTGTTGATGGCGTGGGGCCAGTCTAAGCCATGACGCCAGAACAGCTTGCTACACTCGTCAATATCGGCAGCGCCGGGGCGGTTATCGCGGTTGTGCTGATTTTCCTGAATTTCATTGCCAAACGCGACGCGGATTGGCGTGATTTTTTTTCCAGCATACGCGCAGCCGACAACCAGGCGAGCGCACAACTGGTATCCGCGATCAAAGACCTGACGAGTGAGATCGAGAACCTGAAAAGCCGGTTCGACTCCCACGAGGCCGCCGAGATGGAACTGCTCCGCGATATGGTCGATAAACTGAACAAGCCGCGAGGAAGGCAGCAATGACCAACGCGCAAGGTTTAGATATTTCGGTCTGGAATGATGACAACAGCACCCCGCAAATGTTCACGCCTGAAAAGGCATACGCCGCCGGGGCGCGGTTCGTGTTCGTCAAGGCCAGCGAGGGCGTGTTCATCGACCCTGACTATCTCGCCAACTGGACACGCTGCCGGGGCAAATTGTACCGGGGCGCGTATCATTTCTTCAGGTGGCAGTTTGACCCAATCGCGCAGGCGCGGTTCTTCGCGGGAGTTCTGCAAGCTGACCCAGGCGAACTGCCGCCCGTGGTCGATTACGAGAGCCGCAGCGGCGTCCCGGACAGGGTGACAGCCGTCAGCAAGCTAGAGCAGTTTACAGCCGAGTTTGAGCGGATCACCGGGCGCCAGTTGATGGTGTATACCTCGCCTTCATTCTGGCGGGAGTTTGGCTCGACCGCAGCGCATTGGGCAGCACGCCCGCTGTGGATTGCCAATTACGGCGTGATCATGCCAACCATCCCAGCGCCGTGGGCGACCTGGACATTCTGGCAGTACACGGATAAGGGCGATGGGTTGGCCTACGGCAGCGAGGCGAAGGCGATTGACTTGAACTGGTATCAGGGTTCACTCGCACAAATGCGCGACCGGTTCAGTTTGGGCCTGCTGGCTGGCGATGGGCAGGAGAGCCAGTTAGATAGGATCGAGCGCAAGATTGACAAGATTTTGGAGATGATCGAGCCGTGAGCGAACCGATTACCTGGACTAACGAGCGCCGCAAACTTTCGCAGTTAATCCCCTGGCCGCGCAATCCGCGCCAGATCAAAGGGCCGGAGGTCAAACGGTTGCAAGAGAGCCTTGCCGAGTTCGGGCAGGTCGAGCCGGTTTGTATCGGGCCTGACAACGAGCTGTACAACGGTCACCAGCGGCTAAAGTCGTGGCAGGCCAAGTACGGCGACATCGAGATTGAGGTGCGGGTATCGTCCAGGCCGCTGACCGAGAAAGAGCGCGAAAAGCTGACGGTGTACTTGCATAAGGGCGCGGCGGGGGAATGGAACTTTGATACCCTGTCAGAATGGGACTTGCCCGACTTGATGGAATGGGGTTTTAGTGAAGCCGAGTTGGGCCTGACGGTCAACGAAGAACCGATGCCCGACTTCAAAGAATATGACGAAAGCGTTGAGGATGAGGTCGAATACATTACCTGTCCTCATTGCGGGGAGAAGTTCCCGAAATGAACAAGTACCTGACCATCCTTGAAAGCGCATGGCAAGACCACCTGAAACCGCGAGAAGCAGATGCGCCGACGGTTATTTCAACGTTTGCCGGGGCGGGTGGTTCGAGCCTGGGCTATTCGATGGCGGGCTTTCGTGAACTGCTTGCGGTTGAGTGGGATGATAATGCGGTTCAGACGTTCGGTCTGAACTTTCCAGAAGTGCCTGTTTATCATGGCGACATTGCCAAGTTGAGCGTCGATCAGGTGCTGGAGATGACCGGGCTAAAACCGGGGGAATTAGACGTATTTGACGGTTCGCCGCCCTGTCAAGGATTTTCAACGGCGGGCAAGCGGGTGATGGATGACCCGCGCAATCAGTTATTTCGTGAATACGTGCGGTTGCTGCGCGGCCTGAAACCGAAAGTATTCGTGATGGAAAACGTATCGGGCATGGTCAAGGGCAAGATGAAGTTGATCTTTGCCGAGATCATGCGCGAGTTGAAAGCATCGGGTTACAGGGTATCGGCGCGGCTGCTGAACGCGATGTACTTCAACGTACCGCAGAGCCGGGAGCGGATGATTTTTATCGGCGTGCGTGATGACCTGGGGATTGAGCCGAGCCATCCGGGCGCCATAAGCCAACCGTTTACTGTCAAGGATGCAATTGTCGGATGCGCAATTTCGCCGCGGTTGGCAAATTCAGAACGCATAACAGCCTATTGGGAAAAGTTGAAACCCGGTCAATGTGTAGCTGATGTTGATCCGAACGGTAACGGGTTCGGCGCTGTAAAGATCCAACCAAACAGATATTGCCCGACATTGACAAAGGGGTGGACTGCTGGAACTGGACTAATGCATTATTCCGAAAATCGTTTTTTGTCAGATGCAGAAATCAAGCGGATTGGTTCGTTTCCAGATGATTTCGTTATTTCTGGAAGTTCGGCAAACGTTATTCAGCGCATCGGTAACAGCGTCCCGCCTCTCTTTATGCGCTCCATCGCCGGGCATATCCGGCGTGAGATTTTGAAACGATAGGACTTTTAGGACAGTGGCAGATAAGAAATGCAGCCCCGCGCAGGTCAAGAAAGCCACCGAGAAATCGGGAGGTATTTTTGCGACCATTGCAAAGAGGTTGAAAGTACACCGTCACACGGTCGAGCGCTACCTGACATCGCCAGAACTGGCAGAGGAATATGCCGAGGCGCGGCAGGTTTTACAGGATGAAATTGCGATGGTTGGCGACCGGGCAAAGGCCAATATTGTGGACGCAATCTATAAGGGCGACCTGGAAATAAGCAAATGGTATGCCTCGACCAAGCTGAAGGACGAGGGTTACAGCGGGCGACAGGAGCTGACCGGCAAGGATGGAACACCCATCGAGGTCATCCACGTAAAGCCGAGGTCAGACGATGACTAAAGTCTATATTTCGGATGACGTGTATAACCCTGTCTATCTGCCACATCTCAAGAACATGGCGCGAACGCAGATATTCTTTGGAGGGTCGTCATCGGGTAAGTCGGTCTTTGTTGCCCAGCGATGCGTTGAAGATATTTTGACCGGCGGTAGAAACTATCTCGTTTGCCGGCAGGTTGCCCGCACGCTGAGAATGTCGGTTTATTCTGAAGTCTGCAACGTCATCAGTGAATGGGGGTTGGCTTCCCTGTTCACGATCAACAAATCCGAGATGCTAATCACCTGCAACGCGAACGGATATCAAATCGCGTTTGTAGGACTTGATGACGTTGAGAAGATCAAATCTATTCGACCTGCTAAAGGTGCCTGGACTGATGTATGGGTCGAAGAAGCAACAGAAACCGACCGCAATGCGATCAAGCAGCTCTACAAACGCCAGCGCGGCGGCAGCGAAAAAACGCCAAAGCGCATGACGTTGAGCTTCAACCCGATCCTGCAATCTCACTGGATTTATGAGGAGTATTTCAGCAAGATCGGTTGGGCCGATAAACAGACCGAGTACCGGGGCGAGGATCTATCCATCCTCAAAACATGGTACATTCACAACCGCTTCCTGACCAGCGATGACGTCAAGGGTTTGGAAAACGAAACAGACAAGTATTTTTACAACGTTTACACGCTGGGTAACTGGGGTGTCCTGGGTAATGTCATTTTCACCAATTGGCGAGTTGAAGATATCCAGCACATGCAGCACAACTTCGTCAATCGCCGGCACGGTTTAGACTTTGGCTTTGCCGATGATCCGGCAGCTGCGCACAACTCGCACTACGACCGGCTGCACAAAACCATCTACATCTACGATGAGCTGTACGCAACCGGCCTGACCAATCCAGAACTGGCGACGCAGCTCAAGCCGATGATTGGCAACGATCCAATCCGCTGCGACAGTGCGGAACCAAAGTCGATCAAAGAGCTGAAGGATAACGGGATCAACGCGGTACCGGCCAGGAAAGGCAAAGACAGCGTTTTGTTTGGTATCCAGTGGCTGCAACAACAAACCATCGTGATCGACCCGCGCTGTGTGAACATGATTCGTGAGGCGCAGTCGTACAAGTGGAAAGAGGACGCAAGCGGGAACGCATTACCTATTCCGGTGGATAAGTTCAACCATCACTGGGACGAGATCCGCTATGCGTATGAGGATGACATGATCGTCAAAAAGAAGGCAACCAGCCGGCAAGGATAAAACTATGGCAACTGATTTACAACGAGCGTTCACGGCGCTTACCGCAAAACTGATTGACTACAATACGCTGTTCGCTTATGCCGATGGCGATCAGCCGACGGTGTATTCAACATCCCGACTGCGCGAGGCGTTCGACAACATCAACGCCAGGTTCACACAGAACTGGTGCAGTGTCGTCATCAACTCAACTCTGGACAGGTTGACCCTGAAGGGCTGGGACGCTGAAAACGAGGCAGTCAACGCCGCGTTGGACGAGATTTGGTGGAAGCTGGAGATGGGCCTGGACAGCCGCGATGCGCATTACGACGCTCTCGTGACAACTGAGGGCTTTATCATCGCCTGGAAAGACGGCGATAACCTGGACATCTACTGCAACGATCCACGCCAGGTGGTGATGTTCTACGATCCGGCGAGGCCAAAGATCAAGACGTTTGCGGCGAAATGGTGGGCCGGTGATGACGCCTGGTATATGACGCTGTACTACCCTGATCGACTGGAATACTACCGGACACGCAGCAAGGACCAGCCGTCATCTGCGAGCGCGTTTATGCCCGCCGATATCCCGACTGCGCCAAACCCATACGGCGTTATCCCGGTGTTCCACTTTCGGGGCAAGGGCGAACTTGGCAACATCATCACCCTGCAAGACGCGGTGAATAAACTGTTTGCCGATATGATGGTCGCGGCTGAGTACGGCGCGTTCCGGCAGCGTTACATCATCAGCAACGGTGATACGTCTACGATGAAAAACTCACCAAACGAGATTTGGGAACTGCCCGCCGGCGACGGCGTTGGACAGCAAACCAGCGTAGGTCAATTCGACGCAACGCCGCTGAACAATTATCTTGATGCAATCAATGAGATAGCCAATTCGATTGCGATCATCAGCCGCACGCCAAAGCATTATTTTTATAACGCGTCAGGTCAACTCAGCGGTGAAGCGCTGCTGGCAATGGAAGCTCCGTTGAACAAAAAAGCCGCGCAGTACCAGCAGTCGTTTGGCGCGACGTGGCGCGAACTGGCCGCGTTTGTGCTACGGCTGGAGCGCGGCCTGTCGGTCAACCCGTCTGATATCATGCCGGTCTGGGAACCGGTTGAGAGCGTGCAGCCGTACACGCAGGCGCAAACCCGGCAGCTTGCAGTTTCCGCCGGAATTCCGCTCATTACGCAGCTCAAGCGCGAAGGCTGGGACGAGAGCCAGATCACGGCCATGCAGAAGGACAAGATCGACGAGGAGAACGCCGGCTATGAAAACACCCCTGACCAGTAAGCCAAAACGGCGCAAACCATTAGGCAAGCCGCTGGTTCGCAGTGATGCAGAGCTAGAGCAGCTGGCAACCGTGACGCCTGCCGATATCGAGGCGGCGAAGGCGCAGATTGAAAGCGACGCGCCGGGAATGGCCGCGCTTTTGAACGCAAAGGATTTGGCAGATGCCGCTGAAAGTCAACCCGCGCAGTAACTACGCCTGGAATGAGAAGGCAAACCGCTACGTCGATCAAAAGACGGGCCGGTTTGTTCCGCGCCAGGCGGTGCTGGCTGAACACGAAACGGCAATCAAAGCATCTTCAGCGCGGGTCGATGCGATCTCGCGCCAACTGGTTGACGGAAATATAACGCTGGCACAGTGGCAGCTGGCAATGGAGCGCGAGATCAAGAACAGCCACACTGCCGCCGCGGCGCTCGCAAAAGGCGGCTGGGCGCAGATGAACCAGAGCGATTGGGGCTATGTCGGTTCGCAGATCAAAGAGCAGTACCGCTATCTCGCCAACTTCGCCAACGATATCGCCAGTGGAAAACAGAAGCTCGACGGCCGTTTGATCAACCGGGCCTCGTTGTATTCCGAACATGCCCGCGCAATGCGGGAGGAGTTCAACCGGCGCATGATGAAGCGCAAGGGCTTGCAACAGGAGCGCCGGGTATTGGGGCCAACTGAACACTGCGAGGACAGCGGCGACAAGCTGGGATGCGTCACGATTGCCGCGAAGGGCTGGCAGCCGATTGGAACACTGCCAAAAATCGGTGAGGCTACCTGTGTAACTCACTGCGTTATTGGTGAAACCCTAGTACAATCGCCAGAAATTGAAGTTGCCTACAGGCGACTATATACAGGCGATGCGATTGAGTTAGTGACAGCGCGTGGGCGCACCCTCACCATCACCCCGAATCACCCACTCTTGACCAGCCGGGGATGGGTTCCGGCTCAATTGTTGCGCAAGGACGACAGCTTGATCTGCGGCACGCTCGCTGAGAAAATGGCTTTTCGTAATCCATATATCTATGATGTGCCAACCGCGATTTCTGAGATATTCGCTACGCTCAATAACTCGTCTAGAGATGCGGCAAGGATTATGGGGTCCGATGTACAGTTCCACGGCGACGGGAGCAATACCGATGTCGATATTGTATTTGCCAACAGGCTCTTGGTGAATAGGATTGTATCCGCGATTTCTAAGCCATTCCACAAAAAGAGTTTCCCCCCATCCGATATTATGGCCGCGCCTGGATTTAGCATGGTTCTCAAGTTGTTCGTCCGTGGATTTCTTGCCCCTTCTGGCGGCATGAGCCTTGCTAACGTTGGCGAGTCGCTCTTCCGGGGTCATTCTTGTCATCCTCAATTCGCTGGCGAGTTTTCGGCTCCTGGGATTGATTCCGGCCATAACAATACGCGCCCGGATTACGTTTCGACTGACGGAGTAACGAAAACTGATCGACTGCTCGGATTCACCAGAAATATAACTCTGGATAATATCGTCAATTTGCGCAGGTGTGAACTTGTGAATATTCATGTTTACAACCTCCAAACATCAACCAATTGGTACATTGCCAATGGAATTATAACACACAACTGCAAATGCGTATTCGAGTATCGATGAAAGGATTTGAAATGGGATCTCCTGATAAGACCGTAACACAAACCGTAACCGTAGCCGCCGGCGCGTCACTCTCCGGTGCGAGCGCCAAGTATTCGGGCTATCGCCTTGTTGGTCTTTGCACGGCGGCCACCTGGGACGCGGCGAATATCACCTTCCAGGTGTCTAACGATGGTACGAACTTCTTCGACCTGACCAACGCCGGGACGGAATACGAAGTCGCCTCGGTTACCGGAGCAAAAGCCGTTGCGCTCGATGCGTCGCTGTTTATCGGCTGGGATTATGTCAAGGTGCGCTCCGGCACGAGCGGAGCCGCGACCAAACAGGTCGATGACAGCATTGTAACGCTCGTGTTTTACCAACTGTAAACCGGCTAAAACAATGGACGTGACGGTTTCGGTCAAGGCTCCAGATAAAAACCGCGTGCTGCTGCTGTCGGTGCGCCAGGCGCTGTTGATGGTGCTTGGCGCACTGGAGGATTACCTCGGCGTGGAGCGGTCGGTAACACCAAAGCACGCGAGGAGGGGGTAAACGTGGCCGGCACAATCGTACTGGTAGTCAGCGACACGCATATCGGCGGCACAACGGCGCTATCTTTGCTAAAATTCGTGACCGACGAGGGTCAGGAGATCAAGGCAACGGCAGCGCAGGAATGGTTACATGCCAACTGGTTAGACCTGATCGAGTACACCAAACAGCGGGCCGGGATCGTGGGCAAGGAACTAACCCGGCGCGGCTTTACCCGGGATAGAAGCGCTATTGGCGTTATTTATAAGGGCCTGGGCCTGGTGGCGCCGGCTGACTCATCTGATGGCGGCTAAAAAAATGTAGGATGTAGCATTGTGAACGTTTCTACAGAAAACAGCTTACCCCAAAAATTGACTTCTTAAAGGGTGTTTTCTGAAATAGCCTACACAATCTTACATCCTACATAAAAGCCTGAATCGAGGCGAAAAATGCTTTTAGACCTTGATTACGTGGTGGAAAATGCCGACCTGCTAGCCCTGGCTGAGCGTGATACCAGGCTGAAAAGAGTCGGCAAGGAAGAAATCACCGTTCGCAATCCAAAAACGGGAAAGCGGATTCAGGTATTTATCCCGAAACGGGATAATAATCCCGATTAGTATAATCGTAATTTGTTTATTTCAGTAACAACTGAAATGACCGATTGAACTATCGCGATTGTTTGTGCTATAATGAAATCAATCGAATAACACCACCGGGAAACCAGCGGCCTTTTGTCAGGATCACCGTAAGAGCGGTCCTCACAAAGGGCCGTTTTTATTTCTGGCGAGATGCCAGGGGAGAAACAGGCGAGATGCCCGAACCAACCAATCAGAATGCAGATCCAAACACCACCCAACCGGCAAGCGGGACGCCTGCCAGTTTCGAGGCGTGGATTGGCGAACAGCCCGATGAGATCAAGGCGCTGTATACCGCGCACACAACCGGGCTACAGAACACCGTCAAGGCGACACGGCAAGAGCGCGATGATCTTGCCAAACAGATCCGCGACCTGCTTCCGAAAGCGGAAAAGGGTAGTGAACTGGAACGGAACCTGACGGAACTTGGGTCGAAATTGGAACAGGCCGAACGTCGGGCCGCGTTTGTCGAGGATGCGATCAAGCCGGAGATCGGCTGCCGCAACCCGAAAGCCGCTTACGCTCTGGCGCTGGCCGATAACCTATTCGACCGCAAGGGAATGCCCGATTGGAACGCGATCAAAGCCGCCGCGCCTGAGTTATTCGGCGCTCCGGCGGTCAACGCCAATGCGGGCACCGGAACACAAAACCAGCCGACCAAAACCGGCATGAACGAATTTATCCGGCGTGCTGCCGGTAGGAGCTAACCATGCCTTTCAACTCTGTTATTTCTCGCAGCGATGCCGCCGCCCTCATCCCTGAGGAAGTGTCAGACGCTATCCTGAACGATGTCGCCGCCAGCAATCCCCTGCTGTCGATGGCTCGCCGCCTGCCGAACATGAACCGCGCTCAACAGCGCATGCCCGTCATGTCGGCTCTCGCCACCGCCTATTTTGTGAACGGTGACACTGGCCTGAAACAGACCAGCGAAGTCAACTGGGCGAATAAGTACATTGACGCCGAAGAGCTGGCCGTCATTGTTCCGATCCCCAAGAACGTCCTTGACGATGCCGATTACGACATCTGGGGCCAGACCCGGCCGCAGCTCGTGCAGGCGCTCAACAAGGCGATTGCCTCTGCCGTGCTGTTTGGCACGAACATCCCGGCCAGCTGGACCACCAACCTGGGTGCGGCCGGTCTGCTGGCGCTCTGCACCGCCAAGAGCCACACGATCAGCCTCGCGGCCTATTCGGACCTGTACGAAGCCACCCTGGGCGAAACCGCTGCCGGCGCTGACGGCCTGTACATGCTCGTCGAAGATGACGGGTTTGGCGTGACCGGCAACCTGGCGCATGTGTCGATGAAGGGCAAGTTGCGCAATACCCGCGACAGCGACGGAAACCCGATCTTCAAAACCACCATGCAGGATGTGTCGCGCTACGAGCTGGACGGCGCTCCGATCATGTTCCCCACGGACGGCTCGATGGTTGCCGCCTCTGCCCTGATGTTCTCCGGTCAGTGGGACCAGCTGGTTTACTCGATGCGCCAGGATATCACCTACATGATTGCCGATCAGGCTGTCATTCAGGATGGCGCCGGCAACATCATCTACAACCTGTTCCAGCAGGATATGGTCGCGCTCCGCGCCACGATGCGCCTCGGTTTTGCGCTGCCGAACCCGATCAACCGCATGAACGAAACCGAAGCCACCCGCTGCCCGTTCGCGGCCATGACCGCCTAACAGGAGGGTCAAATGGGACTGTTCAAGCGTCGTCAAAAGAACGATACCGGCGTAAAAACCGGGGCCGTGGTTGATTTTGAAAGCGGCTCCTCGCTGAAAATCGCGGGCACCGCAGTCACCGCGACTGCCTCGCAGATCAACACCGCCGGCGCGTTCGGTGTGCCGGGTGTGCAGGATGCAAGCGCCGATGGTGCGATCACGATCAAAAACGGCACCGTGTTGATCACCAAAGCCGGGGTTTGTGCGCTGACGCTGGCCGACCCGACCGCCGGGACGGATGATGGCAAGTCGCTGCTGATCGTTTCCAAAACCGCCAACGCGCATACCGTCACCATTGCCGGCGGCGAAGCCGGTCAAGGCGCCGCGGCTGACGTTGGCACCTTTGGGGCCGCCGCGAACAACTGGGTTCGCCTGACCGCTTACAACGGTAAGTGGTACAGCTCCAGCCTGTTGAATGTAACCTTTGCATAAAAAATAAGGCCGGGTGAAATTCCCGGCCTGAAAGGTCCACAATGACTGTTTCGATCAACTCTGAGGGCAAGGGCCAGATGAGCATCCAGATCACCGGCGTTGCCTCGACGGATAATGCCGGCGTCGGTCAGATTGCCAACCCCGAAGGCGTCAAGCTGCTGATCTTGCGCTCTACCCTGTACGTCAAAACCCAGTCTTCCGGCGCGGCCAATCTCGGCATTGGTGTTGCCGCTTCCGGCGCGAAGGGCACCGACATTTTGAACGACCTGGCGATGGGCGCTGCTACTGGAAAGTGGTACAACGGCCACGCGATGCAGAACACCGCCAAGACCGAGATCACCGCGCCCGCCGTGTGGGACACCGACAAGTACGTCACGTTCACCGGCTCGGCCTCGACTGCCGGCCTCGACGCGACGCTCTACCTGGAATATATCCGTATCTAACAAAAACAAAGAGGCGGGCCAATCACCCGCCTCTTTTAGGATAACCACTCGATGACAGCAACCGCCGATCAAATCGCACAGGTGCGCAGAATGACCGCCGAACCGACGACTGCCACGTATTCTGACGCGGCTATCCAGGGTTATATCGAGGCGTACCCGTTGATGGACGAACGCGGCGAATTACCTTACACCTGGGACGGCTCAACACCGCCGGCAAAAGTCACTAATCCGCAGTGGGTCGCGTCGTATGACCTGCACGCGGCGGCTGCTGACATCTGGGACGAAAAGGCCGCCTGTCTGGCAGTCCAGTACGATTACAACGCGGGCGCGTCTGGTTTCCGGCGTTCACAGCTTTTTGACCAGGCGCAAAAACAGGCGCGGTATCACCGCAGCCGAAGAGCGCCAATAACGATGAGAGCCGTCAAACAACCGAAGGAAACCGGGAACGAAAAATTCCCCTGGATTGGCAACTTGCCTGAGAACAACGACTGATGAGCTGCTTCACCGATAGCGCCACCTTTCCGCTGACCGCCTCGACCAAACGCAACCCCGCGGCGGTCGCGGGCAAAATCGGCGCGCCTGTCGCAAAACTGACCGGACTGGCAATCGCGGAACTGCGCCCGGTATCGGCTGAGATTGCCGAGTATTACCGCCTGCGCAGCCCACGGGAAGCGTTCCTGACGTTCGCGCTGAATAGCCCGGACGTGCTAGAGGGCGACTTACTGACCGTTAGCACCATCGAATATGAAGTGCAGGCGGTCGCGGCCTATCCGACACCTGACGGCTACACCGAGATCATCCTCGGCCTGAAGAAGGGCAGCTAATGCCACAGATCACCGTAAAGACCAACGCTAAGGAGTTTGCGCGAAAGATCGACGATTTCGCCAAACAATTACCCCGTGACGCGAAAGCGAAACTATACGGGCGTATGGTCGCTGCACGCAAGCGCATTAGCCACTACCCGCCGCTCTGGAAAGGCACACTGCCAAAGAACTGGTTCAAGTCGGACAAACAGCGCCGCAAGGTTTTTGCACTACTGCGGGAAGGAAAGATCCCATACCAGCGCACGGGCGCATATATGGACGCCTGGCAGATCGAAAACGTGACGAACGGCTACAGGCTGATCACCCGCGGCAAGCGGGCGGGCGTGGCAAAGTTCATCAGTGGCAATGCCTCTGGTGGGGAACAGGCAAAAATCCACCAGGGACGGTGGGCCGTGGCGCGGGACGTGGTTGATGAAGAAATCGCCAAACTGCCGCCTGAAATTTCAGGCGCAATCACCCTGGCAGCTCGGAGGCGAGGGTTATGAGTTCAAACAGCATCAGTAACCGCAAGGACGCCCGGAACAGCCTCGTTACCGCGCTGCAAACCATTACCGGATTCCAGGCGGTTTACGACCATTTACCCAAAACCTTCAGCGGTCAAAGCCCGGTCTGCACGGTCGATGCAATCTCGCAGTTCCCGGACTTCAACGCGCCGGCGCTGGCTGAAACCTTCCAGTTCGCGGTAGGTGTGTGGGTTGACCGTGGCGATGCCGCAGCGTCTGAGGATCTCCTGGATGACCTGGCGCAAGACGTTGCAGAGGTGGTCCAGGGATGGCACAACGGCATTTTCTACCAACCATCTGAAGCTACCTACGAAGAGCTGGAGCGTGGGCAATACCGCGTGGAATGGCATTTTGTCCAGGTCGATTGGGAGTAAGGAGAAATTATGGCCGGACGCACAACGATCAAACATGCTCGCTTTTATGCTGACGGGTACGACCTCTCCGGGTATACTCGCCAGTTTGGCCCGCTGACGTGGGCCTATGACACGGCTGAAGAGGCCGCACTGACCGATCCGGTCAAGGGCGCCCTGCCGTCAACCGCCAATCTCGGCGTGGGCACGCTCAATGGCTTCTTCGACAACACCGCGACTTCTGGCTTGCACGTTGTCACCAGCGGAGCCGTGAATAATGGACGGGTGACGATGATCCCGTTCGGGATGCGTGCCGCGCCTGTCGCCGGAGATCCGGTGTATGTCGGCCAGTTCCCGCAAATCGGCTACCAGGCCGAAACAGACGCGAACTGGCTCTATGCCAATCTCAATTTTGGCATGGTGTCAAAACTCGCTGCAATCAACGGGAAATACTCAAAACCCTGGGGCGTGCTGCTGCACCCGAACACGGCAGAAACCGCAGCCAGTACGGCCGTTGGCGTTGATGACTATGGCGCGGCAACCGCTTTCGGCGGTTATATGGTCTATCAAATTTTCGCCGTCGCCGGAACCGGCTCGGTCATCATCAAGGTTCAGGACGCGGCTACCAACACCAACCCGTCTTTCGCTGATCTGACCGGGGCGACAACCGGGTCAATCGCGCATACGGCCGTTCCAACCGCTGGCGTGGTCGCAATCGGCACGACCGCCACGGTACGGCGATATCTTCGCTTCCAGGTTGCCATTACGGGCATTACATCGGTCACATTCGCGTTAGCATTCGTCCGGTCACTCGCTCCGGGCGTTTAGAAAGGAAAGGATAATCAATGGCCGCAAATACAGGGCGTGGACAGAGTAAGTGGATCGATTTTCGCGTGGATGACACGGGCGGCACGCTCCGCTCCATCCCGGTAACTACCATCAACGGCGTGGGTGTCACCTACGACGAACAGGAGCTGATGGCTATTCAGGACCAGCTCCACAACGCGCTTCCGAATTTCGCCAACGCGCCGATTGACATCACCGGCCCGCTGGACACTACCGCAGTCGCAGCCGCGCCAACCCTGAGTGGTTCTCACACCGTCCTGAGTGCAATCAACGGCCTGAGTGTGCCGCTCTCGCTGGGCGTGTTCGTGGGTATGCGCCACGTGTGGGAGTCCGGTGAGCCGGTGTTCGGCCTGACCAGCTCAGCTACTTCGGGCTACGTGTGCGTTTCCTACGTGGTCGATCCGGTCGCTATGACCTACTCGGCGCGGTTTGTTCCGTATCCCGGCAGCGCGTTGCCGGCTTGGGGAACAGTCGCAATCACGTAGGATTTTAGGAGCCTATGAAAACCATTACCTCTCCCGTCGCTCGTTTCCCCGGTACGGTCGTGCTGCACGATCCATTGACCCTTCCACAGGCTATTGGCATGGAACGCGCTATTGACGCCTCGCTGAAGCTGGATAACCCTTCTCAGAACGAAGTCAACTACGCGCTGATGCCGGGTATCTGCGGTTGTGTCGCGGAGTGGCATTTGGATAACCTGGGGCCATTGACACCCGATACATTCCCGGCCAGTCCAAAACGAGCGGCGGCTGAGTTGATGGCATGGTTAGTCAATGAGGTGATTGCGCTCTACAAGGACGCTGAAGAAGTCCCAAACGGGTAATGGCCGCTGCTTTCATGTACGCTGATGGCGGCGGCCGTCTACCCGAAGAGATTGAGATTTTGGGCGCAATCGACCGATTTGGAGCGCAACCGGTGACAGGCCGGGCATATCTCGGGGCCGGAGAGATCCGGCGCATGACGGCAGCGGAGAATGTAATTCGCTACTACCGCGAACGGGCGCAGTCTGATAACTGGGCTGAATGGGCCAAACAGCATCCCGGCGCGGCGGCGCTCCTGGCAAAAGCAACAAAGGCGGCAGCAGATGACGACGAACGTACAGATCATACTCCAGGCGGTTGACCAGGCCAGTCGAGAGATTGGCAAGGTATCCAACAGCTTGACCGGCATGGACAAGGCCGCCGGCAAATCTGCAAGCGGTGTCAATTCGTCACTTGGTCAGATCGTTTCGATTGCCGGCGCGACCGTTGGGGCCGTCACGGCAATCGGTGTTGCGCTGCAACAGGTTTATGACGCAAGCAAGCAGGGCGCAGCCGTCAACCAAACCGCCGATAGCTTCAACCGCCTGATTGATACGGTCGGGGCGAACAAAGACCTGCTGAACCAACTGCGCGACGCCAGTAAGGGCACGGTCGATGATATGACGCTGATGTCATCTACTGCTACCCTGCTGGCCGGCACGTCTGACGAATTAGGCGCAGCGCTGGCAGAGGCCGCTCCGAAGATCCTGGAGCTGGCAAAGGCCGCGAATAAGCTCAATCCGTCGCTGGGTGACACGGCATTCCTGTATCAGTCCCTGATGACCGGTATCAAGCGCGGCTCTCCGATGCTGATCGACAACACCGGTATCACGCTCAAACTCGGCGAGGCCAACGAGAAGATGGCCCAAAGTCTGGGAAAATCCGTCGAGGAGCTGACCAGCGAAGAACAGAAGATGGCGATCTTGAACGCCACCCTGGAAGCAGGCGGGAACATGCTCCGGCAGGTGGGCGGGAACACCGACAGCGCCACGGATAGTTTCGCCCGGCTGGAAACGGCAAGCAAAAACCTGGGTGATGCGATCAAGGCGGATTTAGCTCCGTTTCTGGCAAGCGCTGTCGAGGCAATCGCTACTTTATGGACCTGGAACGAAAAGGTAAATGCCGCGTTTGAGGATCAAGCCGATAAGATCGAAAAAACGTCGGTCACCTATGAAGAGTACGTCCGTGAGATGATCCTGGCCGGTATCGCGTCTGGGAAGCTGCATGAAAACACGCTGAAACATATCGAAACTTACGGCCTGACTGCTGAGAGCGCGGAGTATCTGAGAAAAAAAATCGGCCTGCTGAGTGAAGAAGAGATGCACGCGGCCCGCGTTTCGGACAACCTGGCCGGCGCGGCAGATGAGATGAAGAATATCTTCCTCAAAAACGTTGGCGCGGCTCAAGCGGCCGGGAACGGCATTGAAGAGTATGCCGATAAAGCCGACGCGGCCGCTAAGAAACTTAGCGACGCGCAGACCAATATCGGCCTGGCGACGATCTCGCTGAAAGACGCGCAGCAGAATTGGATGGACGGAACCGGGACTGATGTCCAGCGGGCACTGGAACAGGCCGGGCTAAAGGGTGAGGCGTTTGACAAGGCGCTATCGGCAATTGATACCACCTATGGTACTGGTCTGGCGGTTCAAAACCAGTACGGCAAGGATCTGGCCGCAATCGCCGCTGAGTACAAAAAGACCGGCGACGTTCAGAAATTCAAGGATAAGTTGGGCGAGTTGAAAAATACCTACATGGGGCTTGACGACAGCGTGAAGCAGGCGACCGACAAGCTCTGGTATTTCAAACTCATCTGGGACAGCCTGCAAAGCAAGCAGCTCACATTGTCGCTCAACACCCCGAACATTCCAGGTGGCGGCGGCGGCGGTGGATCTCAGTACCAAAACCCCGGCGCGGGTGATAGCGGCCTGACCGACACTACCGTCATTTACGATCCGAGTACCGATACCGGCGACCCGAGAGGCACGCGCCGCGCTGCCGGTGGGCCTGTGTCGGGCTACGTGATGAACGAGAGCGCCCACACCCGGCCCGAAACATTGGTGCTTGGCAATCGCAACGGTCAGGTGCTGACCCGGCAACAGGCCGAAGCGGCCCTGGGTGGGGGCGTCACGATCATGCCGGGGGCGATTGTCATCAACGGCGCGGGGAATGCCGGGGCCGTGGCCGATGAGGTGTTGAACCGCATTCAACAGCGCCTGGGGAACCGGGCGCGGCTTGCCTCGGTCAGTGGATCGAAATATCAGGGAGCATAACCATGACCGTTACCGCCCGT